ATGCTCACGGGCGTTCAATTTGCCATCCTCGTTCATCTGGCAGGCGGCGACGCCAACAAAGCGTCCATCAGCAGTTTTTTGAACGAGCAGAAAATTCCCCAGAAACCGGCAGCATTCTACCGATGCATGAGCCGCCTCGAAGCCGCCAACCTTGTCACATACCGCTATGAGACGCAACAGGATTCGGCGAGATCCGTTCGCGTCAAATGGTATCAAATCACGGAGGAAGGCCAAGCAGGAATGGAGTCAAAGATCGCGTTTGTCAAGCAGCTGGAAAAAGTGAGCAAAACGAAGCGATGAGTGTGCCGTCTTCGAGGCAGATGCGGCAGGTGTCCGACAGCAGAGCATCAACGTAGTCAGGCTCAAGGGGAAAACCAGACTCGCTCAATGGAACCAAAGCAAACGTCGATATTTCCGTAGGCCGCAGCGACTTCGCCGATCGTATCCAGGAACTGCATATCAAGGTGTCCCACATCCTGGTCGAGCTAATCGAACGCGAATCGTTTCCCGAAAACTATTGCGACGCTTAGAGCTGGCAATCGCCAAGGTGTCCTCTAATTCACCCGATACTTCCCGGCGATGGACCTTCATTTCGGCTTCACCACACTGCCTGACACACTCTGCCCTGATCATCCCGGCAGCACTTTGATGAGGGCATCGCCCAATGAGACTGTCGTCCGATCGGTGACACCCGAAGCGACCGCTTGCCTGCACACTGTAATCAGTTTTCGCGGCGTCGGTCGACCAGACCGGAGCGAGTTGCCCGGATCCAGACACGTGAACCTGTTTCATCGACTTATCCCGGTATTGGCGAGGTGATTGCTGTGACGATGATGCCGGGAAATGCTGGAGATTTCAATTTCCCTAAAACACAAATTTCATGCCGCGATCACCCAGGGCTGCTTGACCAAAAACCCAGAACTCGGCTACATGAGTTTCTAATGTCCTGATGTCAGCCCGGTCCCAGAACCCGCTCTGTCGTCGTGAAACGATGTTTGCATTCACGGCATTCACGGCGACGCAGCACGAATCCTTTCTGGTGATTAATCGTCCGCACTGTCCAGAAGTCTCCGCAACCGCACTTCGCACATCGAAGCCCGCCTGCATCCGCCGCCAGCTCAGAAAGAGTGGGTCGTTCATCTTCAGGAACCGTCATCGCCTTGCCTCCTGTGCAAGTTGTTCCAGACTCTTTCGAGGTTTCGACTGACGGGTTGGGTCACGTATTTCTCCCGCCGCCTTACAACCGCACATCGCCGCCGCGACACAGCAGCCAACCACGTCATCAAGCAGATGATTGTCGGTACCTTTGACGAGCAATGACCACTCGTCAGCTTCTCGCCCGTGGTCCTCAGACTTCATTCGGGTCGGACGCTCTGCGGTCACGTGCGAAGCAAACGTGCGATGTGAATCCGGGTCTTTTCCGAACAGGCGAATTGATTTCGCGACAAGGCTGTCGTGGAAGAAGGATTTCCAGTGATTCACGTCAGCCTCGACCCACAGCATCGTGCGTTTCACCGGTCGAAACTTCCGCCAGTGATTGCTGAGCTGTTCGCCTGGCTTCTTGCTATACAGCCTCATCGGTTTATCTTTCGCGCCGATACCTCGCCCACGACTCGGGTCGATCAGTGACGCGAACTGCGATTTCCTGATCGACATCTCAACCGTGCTGGGCTCGTAGCCGGCATCGATGAGTAGCCGCTCGACTCGCATTTCCGCACCATCCGCCCGCTTCCAGGTGCGAGACATCAGGAACTCAATGCAATCGTCCAAAGCGTCTTCGAGAGCGATCAGCCGTTTCCGAAACGGATACTTCTTGCCGATCGGCGCCGGGCAGTTTCGCAATGTCCATCCGTAGAAGTTCGGCTGCTTCGGCCACGCTCCGTAGTCCACTACATCGCCGGCGAACCCCACTTTCTGGAAACCCATCACCGACCAGAACAGCAATCGGTCGTGGACGTCGATAAAGGCCGTCACCACGTCCCGGTCATGAGGAACGACTGTCCGCGGTACTCCGTTGAACAGCTTGCAGATGGCACTGGCTGACAGAACTTTCGGTGCGCCGCTTTCGTCCGCTGGATCAGTCGCGTTCTGCTGGCACTCCGTCTCGAACACGTCGGGCGGATCGTCGAAGTACAGGTTGTAGGCGTGCTGGATCGCAGAGGCTTCAATTTCCGGGTCGAAACACGAATCCCAGGACACTTCACAACCAGCATCCATCAACGTACGGTGTTCCAGATAGTAATCCGTGGCTGCGGTGTGAGCCCTTTCCCGATCGCCAACGACTTCCGGATCAAATCCATGACGAAGTTTTCGGTACTCCTGCCACAATGTGTCGTGAGTGTCCGACCATTTGCGGATCATCGGCACCCGCTCGGTCTCCCAGGCGGGGTTCAGTTCTCGATTGCAAATCTGGTCCATCACGTCGTTCGGCCGGATCACAGTCCCGTTCACAACGCAGGCCATGGCCTTCTGATGACTGGACGATTTCAGGATGCCCCGACGAAGAATGCTCAGTCGGCTCGCAACATCCGTCGCTGACTTCGCAGAGTCGTCCGTCTGGATGTCGTCGGCAATGGCAAAGTCAGGACGGAGCTTCCGGCCGGTTGGATGCTTCACCGAAATCCCACGCGCCGCAGACGTGATCCCTCGAGTCAGCAGTACCGCACCACTCGCTTTGTTCCACGGCACGTCGATATTCGGAAACGCCACATAGCTGGCCGAAAAGCGAATGAAGGTCCGTTCGCCTGTTGGCTGGTAAATCTGGGACGCACATCGCTGTGGCTTGTTCTCCAGGCACGCAATCGGAAGACAAACTTCCGGAAAGTCTTCCGCCAGTAATTCGTTCAACTGAAGCTCTGACTTGATCGACTCCATCAGCAGTGACGCAGATGGATCGCTGGCCCCCAGCATCAGGATGCACGATCGGTGCCCGTACAACGCTGCCCACAGCGCAGCGTTCTCCGTGATCGTCGTTTTCGCAAAACCACGATAGACGCAGTTTGCCTGGCGCCCGCCGACACGAAGACATCGTTCCATCCGCCCGATCACCCGTTTGTGATCCGGCGAAAATGGAGTCAGTCCGGTCGAGTCCGGGAAGTATGTGGCCAGTGCCAGCTCGAGAGACTCACCACAGGCCTCGCGTCGGGCGGGATCCTTCGGTGGCGGAATCTCCGGAACCTCAGCGGCCGTGCGGCGATTGTCGGCTTCCCACTGCCGCTGGTATCGCCGCCGCTCTTCGGTGTTTCGTGATTTTTCTTCAGTCGATGTCGTCATAACTTCGGTCGGTCTGGTTAGTTATAAAAGGTGGCACTTCCGTACTCGATTGGATGTGTTAAAGTTCGTCTAAGGACCCAAAGTCGACCCCAAGGCTTGCGAGTCGGCTCCAGTCCGCGACGTCACAGCACAAGGCGATGAAGTCGTCCAGTTCCATCGTCCCTTTGGCCCTGTTGGCGTCTGTGTGGACCAGCCAGACATTATCGATGCAATGCCCACCGCCCTTCGAAACTGGCTTAATGTGATCTGCTGCGACCGTTTCTGGAGTCAAAGGCCGACCAGTAAGCCCACACCTGAAATCCTGCGATTCTAATTTTGTGAGCAACTTCGAAATCGTCACCTTGCCTTGTTTTTTGCTCGCCGGTTCATGTTTACGCACACCGTCTCTGCCCACAGTTTCCATCGACTTTGCTTGGCTCTCTTCGCGCCTCCGCACAGGGTCCTCTGGGCTCGATACATAGCTGACTGCCATGTCCTCGTCGGTTCCGCCTTGTTGCGGCGATCCGTCCGCCGTGCGCGGGTGGTTAATGATTTCGCTATCGCTTCGCATTTCATGTCCCATGCTGTTTTCTTCTGATGGACCAACGCCATCGCATTGAACGGGCCAGTCAAATCCTTGATCGCTGCGAACCATTCGAATTTCCGCAGCTCAAGTACGCACTCGCGTCCAATCGCAAGCACGCACTCATCACCTTTGTATGTGACCTTCAGGCAATTGATTTCATTCAAGACTGTTATCTTGCAACAGAAGGTTTTTGGTCGGTTCATTCCCCATCGCTCCCATAGCCGTTCGCCTGACGCCACGTGATGACTGCATCGCTGATCTTGTCGATGGCTGCTGCGCCGATACCGCTGACCTTTCGAAGCCGGTCCTGTGATATGACCTGTTCGAGTTCGACGATCGTGTCGATGTCGACTTCTTCGAGCTTTCCGATCACCGATGACGTGAGCGAGAGCTGCGAGACAGGAGCTTCGATGGCCGGGTCTTTCGTGACAGCTGCGGCATCGTCAGTGGTTGCCCCGTCATCGCCATGGTCTGACGTGAACGGGAGCGTGGATTGCCAATCACCATGCAGCGCGTCTCTGAGCTGCATGTTTGCACCATTGAGTGCACTCTGAGCTGCATCCAAACTCTTCCTGGTAATCTTCGATTCCTCGGCTGCATCGCTGTGATCAGCCTTAGCCACCAGCAGGAGATCGAGTCTTGTGCACAATTCGTCATTCAATCGAGCGACAGCCTGTTCACGACTCTCGGCCATTGGCTTTGCAGGCTTCGGTGCTGCGAGGTTCGTAATGACGGCCGGGACCATCGGCCAGTCAGGCTCACGGTCCTCTGTGTCTGCATCTACGTCCTCGGCAGTGACGTCATCAATCCATGCGTCGATTGTTTCGAGGTCTTCATCTGGAAGGTCAACGAGAGCCTCACCGCACTGGCTGACATCGATGTCCGATCCAACTTTGTTGAGTGCCTGAACGATCGCCTCGATGAGATCATCGAAGGTTTCAGAGGAGGATGTTGCCTGGTCTTCGTGGACTTCCGGTGTTGCTGTTGCCGTGGACATGGTTTCGCTCCGTTCGTTGAAGAGTTCAGAAAGTTTGGAGAGGGCCGACTTCAGCCCTCACTTCAGGTCTTGCGTTGTTGCTTGATTGTTATCCGGCGATCTCGTGCTGCTGAGGAACAGCGAACACCCGGACAACGACGCAAGGCCCATCAGCTCGCCGCGTGTTGTCCTGGCGATAGTCGCAGGCAGTGATCCATTTGGGACCGTCGTCCGCGAACCAGCCGCAAGCGACGAGTGAGTCGACCAGTTCCTTTGCGTTTCCACGCCCGACGCTGTCTGCATCCCAGAGCCTCTGACGTGCTCCCAGAACTCGCGTAATCTCAAGACGCACTTCGTGTCGGAACGGGGAGCGAACGAGCCGCAGATCGCGAACCAGGCGCTCCAGTCGCTTACGGACGGCATCCGACCTGTACCACCTGCTGCCACGTCCGTCGTTGCCGTTGGTCAGTTCGATTGGCAGCTCCACTGCCAGAAGTGGCGTTCCAATACTCATTGGAATTCTCCATGCAGCAGGTCGAATCGATATTGCTTTACCTGTTCGATTATTTCCGGCGTGAGCCAGCCTGGTCTGTATGGGTCATAGATAAAACTGCTGCGTTCAGACGTCATGAAATCCAATTGGACCAGCATTTCCAGCTCTCCATGGAACATCGTAAATGCCGCGTTCGCGTCGTCACCGAACCAGTTGTAAATCGCCAGCAGTGTCTCGCATCCCTGGTCTTCAAGTTGCTGGAATTTCTCAGCCAGGCGTTCCAGATATGCACCTGTTACTCGCGCGGGTTTGTATTCAATTATCAGCGTATTTTTCCGGCCGGGCCTGTTTCGAATGGTCACCGCGAAATCAGGGATATAGTCACCGACAGCGAACTCATTCGGCTCATAGCGCCAGTCGAGCCACGAGAACTCAAGAGCTGCCGCGTACATGGCTTCCGACTTTGACCGGAAACGTACACCTTTGAAGTCCGTTGGTATTGCTGTCCTCATCGTTCTTGCCTCACCTTTCCCCGTTTCCCCTATAGAGAGAGAAAAACCCTCTATTACACGTATATATATTATTATTATGTATGTATGTTGTGAATGGATGAAAGGGTACTTAACGTGTGGCTGCCAGACGACTTAACCTTTCCGCCCACCTCTCCCCGTGGCAGTGGGGAGGGGTGAATGGTGACGCGAAAAAGAGTGCGCATGCACTCCACCTTTCTCCGAATCGAGTGTGAGAGGGTGAAAGGTGGCGAGACGTGCATTTGTTCAAACTCTTCGCTTAACCAGGTTGATAATATTGCCCGTTTTTGCAGTTTCAGTGCGTAACTCCAGGAACCCGGCTTCAACCAAAGTGTCGATCACTTCGTCACGTTCACGCCGCCTGAGGTACTTCGTCAGGTTGGTGAACTTCGACTTGGTAACTTCCTCTCCGACTTTCAGCCTGTTGAGCGTTCTCTGGACAGTGCGCTCCCAGTCGTTCTCAGCGACGTGCAGGCCAACCTGGTGCAGCATTCGCCGTGTTAACCAGTTGCTGATAGCAACGGCACGCTCTACGTCCTGCAATTCGATCTGTGGTAATTCGCCAGCTTCGAGCATGTCAGCATTTGCCCGTGATGCAGCGAACAGTAGAGCCAGCTTGTTTGTCTTTTCTGGAGTTCCCGACCAGACGGCTGCCACCTCGCGGGATTCGCTCGTTCGCTTTCGGCAAACGTCGTTCTGATGTTGCTCAGCACGACGCTCAGCGTCCGGCGTATGCATCATCGACAAGGGATGAGCACCGTCCAGTTCCGACAGGTTGCCAGCATGTGTCTGAAGTGAAGCCCATCCTTGAGCGGTTCGCAGTAGCGATTCCGGGATAGGTACTTTTTCAGGCCTCCGAGCTGGGACGTATCCGTTATCAACCGTCGGAACTTCAAAAATCACGAAGCGTCCCAGCAAGCCGTCGCTGACGTTATCTGCTGAAATCGACTCCCAGAATTTGACAGGCACGGCGGTGCCGTAGATTACGCAATGCGGGAATGTGAGGACTTTGTTCTTCTTTCGATCCGCGTACGCGTCCGCTTTCAGCGTGCCTTTGCTTGAGGCCCATAATCTCAGAAGGACGTCCTGTATCTTGAACAGATGCGGTGATCTCCTGGCGTCGTGCGTGGTCGCCAGGAGATTTGCGATCTCGTCGATCTGGTACAGAGATACGGGATTTTCTTCGAGGGCTGAGTAGATCGACGAACTGGACGCAAAATTCTCTTCACCCTCGTACTGCTCAAGTCCGGCTTCATGCAGCAATCGTTGATTGATGCGTCGCGAGTGATCTTTCCCACCGCGACTCGGACCAAGACCGCAGAAGTAGGCGTTTGTTCGTGTTCCCCAGAGAGTATCTTCAATTTTGCGGCCGGTCAGCGTCGCCAGTAGCGCCAAGTGACCAGCCAATGCCAGTTCCGGTAACGGGTAAATGGCGGTTCGAAGGTTGTATTCGATCAGTTCGCCGAGGAATCCCGGCGGCGACAAACAGTCCTGTGGGAAGTTGCTTGGATTCGGTGAAATTGCCGCCGGAGGAACGTCTTGCCGTTCCAGTGACTGGAAGAGCCTGGTCAGGTCAACATCTGAGTTTGAGTAACGTCTGCCATGCAGCATGTGACCACGCTCGCCGCCCTGCTTATTCGCCTCTTCCAGTTTGCGACGCAAACGCGGTTCGTCCCATGGGGGTACACACTTCCTTTGATTCCATTCGGCGATGACGGGCCATGCCTCGTCCGCAGTCATCGCGAAACCCAGCATCAGGATGCAGGATGCGTGGAACGTTCGTTTTTCCCCGCCCTGACCTTCAATCGCGTCATCAAGACGTTCCAAGTACCGGGCCGCTCTTTCCGCGACGGATAGCCCCTGACCGCTGCTCGTGTAACTGTGCTGAGGAGTCAGCTCTGGAACGGGTGCCGGCGCTGGCCAGTACTTCGGGATCAGCCAGTCGCCGATCTGCTGCTGTGCGTCCCGAATGACCGGCTCGGAACCCTCCCAGCGTTCGCCGGTCACCGTGAAGTAACGGCCGGTTGAATAGATTTCGATTCCCGGTGCCTTGCCGGTCGCTGTCTTCTCTCCGAGTGTCAGCTTTCGGCCCTTGTCGATCGACGCTCGTACCCAGCATTTGATCCCGCGTCCGCTCGGAGAAATCTCCGCGTAGCTGGCGAGCCGCGACAGGATGACCAGAGCCCACTCGGCAATCTTGCCGCGATCGTCAATGCATTCGTCGAGGTCGATGCCCGTCAGTCCGTCGTCAGGCCTGAAGACGAAACCGACGCCTGTCGTGTGGAATTCTTCAAAACCATGGCAAGCGTCCACGAAGCTGGCCCAGCTTGAGGGGTCGTTCGATTTCGCCGCTGAGTTCGTACGGGCATTGATCGGAATCTTCCGGCCGTCGATGTCCTTCCAGCAGACCCACTGGTCGAGCCGTCGCAGCTCTTCAGGGACCTGGTCAATGTTCTGCTTGAGCATCCTGCTGTTTCCGTTTCCATCGCGAATCCGCAAAGTCTCTCGTCTGATCAGAAAGGCGTTTCGTCCGTCTCTCCGCCGCCAACACATTGCTTGCCGCCAAGGAGAACGAAGATCGCTTCCTTGCGACGGCTGAGGATTTTCTTTTGCCGTTCGCGAATTTGTTGACGTGATTCCCGGTTGATCAATGCAGTCAAAACGGCACCTCTTCACCAGCCAGTTCGAAAGGGAGAGGCCACTCTTCCGGCTTTTCGTCTTCGAATTCGTAGTGAGAGATTCGATCCCAGCGGCCATCTTTAGAGACAACGATCCGGACTGGCTGACGGCACGAGGGCCAGGTGTCGATCGCGTCATCAATCGTGCCGGGAACCGGAGCATCAGAACGTTCGTTCCACCACTGCTCGGCCTTCGACCGGGCGAACCCGTCGTGCTCCAGGCAGACCCATTCACTGAATTCTTTGCCGGATAGATTGCCGCTGCTGATGTTTCGAGGATGCGGCAGCCACTTCACGAAAGTGGCACACATGGCACACGTTAGCTTCGCGAAGTGCGTTTCTTCAGGATGAACAGTGACCTCGTCAGCAACCGAACCGCAATGCGGGCAATCCAGCGAAGGAGTGTTCCATTCGTAGTAATTCAACACTTCGTCATCGCTGAGCGAATCGTCGGCTTCAACAGGCACACAGGAGTAAATGACTCGTAACGTGGGCGGGGCATCGGGAGATTTCTTCTTGAGATGCTTTTTGCATCGCACCTCTTCAACGATCCATGTCTTTGGTGGCTGAACTCCTAAGATGCTGGACTCATCATCGGCGAAGCTGTCGTGTTGAACTCTTTCTGGTGGTGGGAAATTGAACCCACAGTCCTGACATTCACGACACGCGGCTGGCACGTCAATTTCGCAGTTCGGGCAGAGCTTTCCGCGTCCGTTGCGTTCTTCCGCTGATGAGCCGGCTGACCGAAACTCTGCCCGCCCGTATTCCGGGTCATCGAGCGAGCCATGGCGTTTTATGTTGCCGCCGAAGTCCAGAACGAGCGTGTCCTGCTTGCCGGGGTGCATCCGTAAGCCACGACCGACTATTTGAGCGAACAGGCCTGGACTCATCGTGGAACGAAGAACTGCGATCGTATCAATTCGAGGGTTGTCAAAGCCTGTTGTCAGGACATCACAGTTGACCAGAAATCGGTGTTCGCCACGCTGAAATGAGTTGAGGTAACCGGCACGAAGTATTGGTGGAGTTTCACCGGTGATCACCGGGACGGATTCGCCGGTCATTTCCCCCATGACGTCAGCGACAGTTTCGGCGTGATCAACACCACAACAGAACAGCAGGCAGCATTTCCGACCAGCAGTCTTTGCAACGATCTCCCGACATGCTGCCGTGACAGTCTCGATATGATTGAAGACCGCAGACATTGAAGCAGAGACGAACTCTCCGGCACGAACCTTGAAACTCGACGTATCAATCGTGGTCTGGCTGGGCTTGTTGGTGAGCGGACACAGAAAGCCTTCCTCAATCAGTCGGCCTGTCGTCACTTCATAGCAGGCCTGGTCGAATATTCGACCTCGACCGGTCAACGGTCCACTGTTGCATCGGTACGGCGTTGCGGTCAGTCCGATGATCCGAGAGTCTGGGCAGATCGTTTGAATGTCACGCAGAAACTGCTGATACATCCCATCACCGTCCGGCGGAATGAGATGGCACTCATCAATGACGATGAGTTCGCGTCGTCCAAATTCGAACGCTTTGTTGTAGACCGACTGAATTCCAGCGCAGACAACGTCCGCTTCTGTATCCCGCTGATTGAGCCCAGCCGAGAAGAGCCCGACTTTCATGTCGGGAAGCAAGAGTCGAATTTTCTCAGCGTTCTGCTTCAGCAACTCTTTGCGATGAGCAAGCACGATCGTTCGGCCATCCCACTGGCGGGCCTGCTGAGCGATCATGGCCAAAACCAGAGATTTGCCAGCACCTGTAGGAAGTACGACCAATGGTGCCCCGGAACCACTCCGTAACGAATCCCATACGGCATCGACCGCTTCTGTTTGATACCACCGTGGCTCCATTCCGTTCGCTCCTCCATGTCATCCGTAACCGTGCCAACGCACTGCTCAACTCACGGTCGAACCATCAACCAATTGGCGAATTCTGAGTGAAGCGTCAGCAAGAATTGAGCAGACCGCCTGGCTGACTTCGGACAGTTCATCACTGACGATTGGCACGATGATCTCATCGATCACAACGGCAACACTGGTTAGTTTCTCGCGGTCCGGACGTTGAGCTTCGAGCCGTTGTCGCTCCGCTTCTTCAGCGGCTGCACGGGCTTGAGCTTCCTGTTGCTCACACTCGAGATGCTGCTTTGCTTCGATGCGTTCCTGCTCGGCTTTCGCTTCGGCCAGTTCACGTTGAGCTTCGGCCAGTTCGGCTTTCTGCCGATCCAGTTCAGCTCTCTCTGCTTCAAGTCGTGCGACCTCTGCTTCCTGTCGTTCACGTTCGGCAGCTCGCAGTCGTTCGAGTTCGGCCCGCTCGGCGGCTTCGGCCTGAAGTCTTGCTGCTTCCTCAGCGACTTGTCTTTCGTGCTGCTCAGTCGCGACACGTAAGGCAGTCGCGAATTCATCGTCCGACCAGGAATCAACCAGCTCCAGTGGTGGAAGTTCAGTACTCACGGCCTGCAACGCCTGGAGCCGCTCATTGATGCGTTGCTGCTTGATCCGCTCGATCTCTTCTTTGACCGCGTCTTCCTGAGAGTTGAGATGTTCTTCGATTCGTATCAACGGCTCTTTAAGTCGCCTGGCTTCACCGTCAACTTTCTTCCCGTACGCCACCGCTTTGGCCTTCAGTTCCTTCCGTGTAGTTTCGACGTCGATTCGCAAACCACGAACTTCCATGCGAGCATCGTGGACTCGCTTGAAGCCTTCCTTATCGTCGATTCCGTTGATCGTCAGCGGAAGGTAATCCTGTTCCAGTCGTTTGATTACGTTGTCAGCAACCGGGTAACGAATCGCCTGCTGATTGCCCTCTGGTGGTTCTTCCAGAACCGCTGTGTTGTTGCTTTGAAACTCGCTCATGGTGATGTTGCCTGCCGATGAGTGGTGAAACTTCGAAGGAAGCGGCGACATAATTGCCGCCGCCCTGTTGGTGAAATTCGAACCGCTACCTATTCCACGGAGCCTGTTCGTCACTGGCTCCAGTGGTCGCTGCAGCCGTGTTTTGCACAGCCGGAGTCTGTTGTGCCGCTTGAGCAGGAGCAGCAGATGGTGCCCGTTGCTGAACGCGAGGCTTGTACCCACTGACTTCGTTGCGAGGGTTGCCGTTCTGGTCTGGCTTCACTTTGACCGTGCAGCAAAGCGGCCGGTTATGTAGCTCGCTTGTGTCACCGGGAGTCAGCACCCCGACAGCACGACAAATTGCAGACATCGTGCCCCGGGCGATCTGCACTGCCTTGTCGTTATCGTTCCACAGATTCAGGCGGTCCCACAATTGCCGGTTCTGGTACGGGCCATTCAAGACCTGCATTGCCAACTCAATGAATTTGCCCGTCCCGCTCTTTGTTGGCTTCACCTTCGATCCAATAATCACGACTTCGTACGTGCCCGCCGGAATCGGATCGAAGCCTGCATTCGGTTCAACCTTGTTCGCGTCAAAATTCAGTTCTGCCAGATTTCCCATCGTTCTTCTCCTGAGTAATTTAAACAAACACTTCACACATTTGATTTGATCAGGCCGACGCGACCGTCGGCTGTTGTTTGCTGCTGCCATCCACGACGACGCCAGCAATGTTGCCTTCCGTTGGCTCTGGTGCCGATGCTGTGGGGCGGCTGATCCACGTGGCATAGGCGCTCCATTCAAAGGGGAGTTCGGCTGGCAGACTCAATCGATTTTTCGCCAGCACAGCTGCCGTCTCGACGGTGCGCAGGTAACGCTCGCCTTGTCCGGTCGCGACTGCTCGCTCTTTGCCGAATCCCTGTTCTTCCTTACGGACGAATGTCCGATAGGAAGCGAAGAGAACTTCGTCACTCCACTCCTGCCACAACTGAGAAGCTTTGTCGTGGAGTGCCGGTTGATACCGGTCGTATGAATCACTTTCGGGGGAGTCGAATCGTTTTATTTCGCAGTGGGCGAGAGCGATCGTTCCGACACTGAAGCGACGACGCAGGAAGTCCAGAGCTTTCTGGATGTCACCCCAGATTGAAAGTGCCCGTTTGAAGCCTGCCCCGTAACCAATATCAGCGATGGATGACTTTCCGGCTTCTTCAGCAACGGAATGCCAGATCAGCTTCTCCAAGTGATCGAGCGTGTCGATGGCCACCCATTTGAATTGATGATCACCGAGTGCCAGCCACTTCAACGCGGCCATCAAGTCACCGAGCGATGTCAAGTGTTCGGTCTTGTTGCAGTCGATGTCATGCAGCCCATCTTCCACATTAAGAAACAGGCAATCCGGCGACTGTGCCGCAAAAGTAGATTTGCCAACACCATGAACTCCATAGAGCATCAAGCGTCGCGATTGGTTTCCGGTTTTCCCGCTGAGAATTTTCATACCTCTTCCCTTTTCTGAAACACAGAATTTCGTTCACACACTCGGCTCATCGTTCCACTATTTGCTCCGGCAGGATTTGAACCTGCAACTCCGGTGGCTGTTCTTCAGCCGGCCGGCCCGTGGCGGTTGCCAGTTACCGCCACGGAGCCACGGCTACCTGTATCGCGGACCTGCCAGCATCACTCGATTCCTGTCTCGGAAATCCTGTGCAAGCGAAGGTCTCAACTGAGCTATGACAGCCATCCGAAGATGTGGGTCAACGTTGTCACCGTCGCACTCCGCTTCACGCATGAGCATTTCCAGCCCGTCGATAAGCCGGTCCTTTTCATCGTCGTTGTCGCACGCCAACGCGAGTACTCGATCAATAAACTGCTCTGAGGTTTCGACCGAGTACCCGTCCTGGCAGCGAGTGCATACGACTCTTCTCTGCGTCGGGTTGGCGAAACGTGAGCCCGGACCAACCCGCTGATCGACGTAATAGACTCTGTCACCTTCGCAGTATTCGCACTCTGGATACTGCACCAGTTTCCTGTTGTCGGGAATGGCTTCCACGTCCTGCTGCACTGAATTCATCGTTCACACTTCCTTCGTTTATTCGTTCCGTTTACTGGCCGGCTCCGCATCGGCACTGAATCAGTTCTTCGTAGCAGTCGGGGCACTCAGTCTGTTGTTCGTTCACCGTTGACATATTCTGTTCCTCAAATAATTGACCGACCCGTATTCACCGACGTCCTGTCGGCGACTCCCTGCCATTCCTGATCACAGGTCTCCCGATCCGTAGGCCAACCGTTATCGAGCTATCGGGCAGCTCGCTCAGTCTTCCAGATCGCCATCCACCTACATCGCACGACTGTTGTTTCGATTTCGCAGTCATTTGAATCGCTCGCTTAAGAATCGCCGTCATGAGTGATCGTGTCGGCTTCTTGCCGATCTCGATTGATCGCTACCTGAACTTCCTGTCGATGCACGGGAACATCGCGAGGTGCGTCGATTCCGAGTCGAATCTGGTTACCCCGTAGCTCGACGACCGTGATCACGATGTGACCGCCGATCACAATGCACTCGTTTTTCATCCGTGAAAGAACCAGCATCCCTGCACTCCTTTGTTCGTGTTGTTGATGCGCACCTTCATCGCAGAAGGTCGCGTGGGTCTTAAAAAGCTCAGCGTTTCAGTCAGTCATTACGTTGTCGCTGCTCAAGATTCCGTTGGCCGACCAGCGTTCCAATGAACACCGCCACCACCGTTGCTGCTGCCGCTGAGTTGTTTCCTTTGGCGATGACCAGCCGGCCGATCGGAATTGCCGCTGCACAGATCACTGCTGCCGTTAAAGCTGACTTCATTCCGTCGCCCGTGTGATAGCAGTTGTCCGACCATCGCCCGAAAACCTCGATGAGTGTTTTGATTCCCAGCACCGCAAGGAACAGGATGATCTCGTCCATTTGAATTTCGTGTTTGTCGGTAGTTCGTAACGTTCGCAGGTCCAGTCACTCCATCACTGCCGCAACGACTTGACGGCGAGCTGTTGTGTTTGGTTTAGACTTCGTTCACCGGCTTGCCGACTTGCTCTTCGATGAAGTCGACCACGTCCTGTTCGACGATCCGGATGGCTCGTGAGTGAAGCTCGACTGTCCGCCAGCCGAACTTTGCGATCATGCGTTCGACGGTCCGCGGCGAGCACTTCAACATTTCAGCAGCCCCACGTTTCGTGATGAGTGTGTGGGTCTTTGAAGTCTTTGGAGTTTTGATCGCGGTCGCCATTGTCCTGACCTGTCGTGTTGGTGTTTTGTTGGTCGCATGTTGTCGCAACGAGTGGGAATGTACGGCGGCTTTTCGAGTTGAAAAGAGGGTTTCTGTTGCGATGTCGCATTCAGGCAGTTGTCGTATAGTTTCCGTATGATTCCCGTCAGTTTTCGTCGGATGGACTTTTCGGAGCACAGCATCCGGCGACTGAGAGCGAAGTTAAAGCAGACATTCCAGTCGTGATGTAATGGTTTCCGGCCTTCGCAATTCCCACTTCTGTCGAGACTGACATCGTTTGGTACCACGCGAGCCTTGCCTCTCGGGACAGTTCCCAGAACGCGGCAAGTTCATCGCTACGGTAGATGCCGTCTGGTTGGATTGATTGGGGAAGCTGTCGCATCGTGCGTCAGTCCGTTTGGCTCCGGACACGCGGCAAAGCCTCGAATTCTCTTGCAGCAGGCGCGCAGAATTCGTAGCCTGCTTCGTGTCGCAGGTCGTTTCTTTAGTAGGTTTCGGCCCTAAGGCACAAATTCTGGTCACGTGAGATGCCCATCTCACGTGGCCTTTTTTCGTTTGTTCTATTCAGCTTTTAGTAGGTTCGTGCGTCTCCCATCACACCAACTCATTTGGTTCCCGCCGACACGACAACTTCCGTCGTGAATTGTCTTGCCGAATCGCCACCAGTCGCCGTCTTTCGCTTCGGCCGGCGAACCAACTCGTAATCGCGGACCACGATGTAAATCTGCGATCGCGTCTTGCCGTCCCTGTCCTTCCAGCGGTCCTGTTGTAACTGGCCGCAGATGCCGGCTGTGTCGCCCTTCTCGAACAGCCGCGAGATTGCATAGGCGTCGTCGCCGAACGCTCGGCAGTCGAAGTAGCTGACCACTCGTTTGAAGTCGCCGTTGACTGGTTCTCGGTACTGCCGGTTGTACGCGATCGAGAACTCGACGACGGGAGTTCCGCGAGTCGTGTAGCGGAGTTCCGGGTTGTGAGTCAGGTTGCCCTCGAGCACGATTTGATTGTTGACGTCTACCATTGGTTGAGTTCCTTCGAGTAAGAGATGGACGTGACCACGGCGCGCACCGCGATCGCAGAAGAAGTCGGTGGTTGGTTTTTGAGATGGCCAGACCTCAGTGACGCAAGAAATCACTGAGTGATGTAATGGCAGAATTCCGCAACGTTGCAGAATCGTGACCTCAACTCATTCGAGGAGGCGGGACATCAAAGCAGGTCCCAGCGGTCTCACGTGCGAAAGCAATAGCATGATAACGTGCGTCAGTACAACTCATCGTGTCGTCGTTCTAGCCCCAAATTGGTTTGGGGATACCTCAGGTCAGCATGGCCAATCCTAGCCGTCCTTTTCCATGTTTTGTCTCTTGAGGGCAAGATTCTACCGCCCAATTTCAAGACTAAAAGGAGAGAACGAACGTTTTCCGGACGCAATTCATCAGGTGGGACAACTAGCTGTCCCACCTGATGACTCTCACGACTGATTCGGCCTGCACAGGGCATTGAGCATTGCGTGCAGGTTCTCCATTTCCGAATCCAACGGGTCGGGCGGGATTGTCGTGAAGTAGCCTTCAGCTTCTTCGGAAAGCGGCCGTGGCGTGCTCGGAGGGCCGTCTAGAAACAGGTCGCCGTCCATGTAATCCGCGTCCCACAGAATCTGGTCGCTCAGGATCTCAAACTTAAAACCCCACTCGTCGATTTCTCTGCGTTTTCTCTCCGCTGGATTGTCCGTGATGTCCTCGGAGTCGTCATCAGAGTCATCCTCGAGTTCCAACTCCGCGTAGGCGTTGCCAGCAAGTCGCCGCCAGTAGAATCGATCGCCCTCAAAGTATTCGTCTTGTTCAAGGTCAATCTCGACCGTAAGTGACTCAAAGCCAACTTCGAAAATCGTCGCTATCGTTGCTTCGTTTTCCGCGTTCAACGTTGGGTATGTTTCTGTCTCGCACAACAGAGCCTGAGCTACCTGGAAGACCAGTGCGAGTTTCGCATTCTGCGTCAGGTTTTGAAACAGGCTGATCGCGAAGTCGTCACGGTCGAGGTGCCTTATCTGCTCGTGCAAGTCGTCGACCATCGCACGAAACAGTGCTGCTTCAGCACCGACGAGAATCCGTTCGCCCGCTTGTGTGTTCCAGGTCATGCAGAGTCTCTGACTGCTTGAGGCCCGGCTTCACCATAGAATTCAATAAGACGAGCCGATTCAGAGTGAGCGGAGGATCTCAGATTTCTTTGTTTCGAACTCATCATGAGTGATTAGCTCGCTGTCCAGCATCTGTTTGAGTTTCGTCAGTCTTCCGACAGGATCATCGGCCACTTCAGGGGGCTCCTGAACAACTTTCGGATTCTGATCAGCCTTTCCGTCCTTCACCTGCATCATCTTCGCTGTTGCCGCGTCAACGGACTCCCGCACTGGGCCAAGCGACAGATGAGCGTACCGAGCTGTTGCCGCCATCGACTTGTGTCCGAGGCTCGCGCCGACCCAAACTACTCGACGCGTAATAAAGTCCGTCTTTGATTCTCAGGACTGTCGTTTGACCGGGAGCTGTCAGAAAGAACGAAGCGGGGGAACGGTTTGCACCGTGAACGCTCCTGGCGATCCTCACGAATTCGCCACGGCGTCCATTCCGCAGAATCAATCGCGGCACCGGACTCAAACCGAAAAACGTAGCAATAGCGTAGCAGGAAACGCTACATTGGCTGACCTGTCCGTGCACGAAAAAAGCCGCAAACCCATTCAGGTTTACGGCTTATCAAATGAGAGCGCAGGGGTTCGAACCCTGGACCTACGGATTAAAAGTCCGTTGCTCTACCAACTGAGCTACGCTCTCAAAGTCTTATACAGCCATTAGTTGCGACAAGAAGACCGCGACTTCCCGAGTCCTCTCCTTCGACCACTGCTGGCATCCAACTGGCATAACGTGGACAGTTGGAGGATGAGCAGGTTCTGCTGTGCGGGCGAAGATTAGGATGAAGACCGGCAAGCATCAAGCCAGCAGACTGCATGCTTCGCACGATGAATCTCGCCAAATTTTGCCTCGAATCCGCATCCTGATAGCCACTGCGATTCATACGAAACTGGACACGGCATGCGATGCAGTTCCGCAGTGA